AAGCCCCTACTACGGAACCCTGTTTGGGCGCCTCGTAGGTGGCACGGCCGGTCAGATCATCAACGGCACAATCCTTGGTCCGAATACGGATCAGGGTTCTGGCAAGGTCACCCTCTGGGACAAGCCTGGTCTATACGCGACGACTCTCGACGCGGTGGACACGGATCCAGTGGACGGTCTCGCTCCCACAAACGTCGGTCTCAGCATCGGCGATCCCCTCTACGCGACTGCCGCCGGTCTTCTGACCCCGGATCTAGCGAAGAGCTTCGACGGTGCATTGGTAGTGGCTCGATTCGTCGAGTTCTCTACGGATGGCAGCTTGGTGACCACTCCTGAGTATCTCGTGGCTCCGACCACGGGACCTGGTGCACAGCCCCAGACATTCTCACGAGCAATCTACCACTTCATCCCGCCGGGCGGCTGATAACCACGGAGAAGGGGCCTCCTTATTAGGGGGCCCCTTTCTCTCTTAGCGGCTGCTGGCGGAAGTCGGGTGGCCACCAACCAGGAGATACATGAGTTACTTTAATAGCAATGGAGAGATCAACGCAGGATCTCTCAAGGAAGCTCTGGGAACCATCGCGAAGTACGCGACGATTCTGGAGACGAACCAGCCGGCGAACACCGCCCTTACTGGTCAGCCTACCTTCGACGACAAGAAACGCGACGAGCTGATTACCCGAGCCCTCTTCACTCAAGAAGGCAAGGTTGCTTTGGCTCAGGTCATGGCGAACCCGATTCGTCGGAACCTCGATTACCAGGGCGTGTTTCGACGTGCATTAGTAGTCGACCCGTTGCCACAGGGAGCCATCCCTCGATACGACCGCGACATCGACGTTGCGGCGGTCGTCGTTTCTTCGAACGGCGCTCCTCCCGAGAGCCGCGTCTTTGGAGACGCTGTTATTGTTCCGCAGTTCGAGATCGTCTCGAACCCCACTGTTCGTATCTCTGAGGTGCGTCGGCGTCGGTTCAATGTCATCGACCGTGCAGTGCAGAAGGCACGCCAGGAGATCATGGCCCAAGAGGACGCGAACGGCTTTGCCGCTCTGAACTCTTCGGCCGAGATCGAGAACACCGCTCAGGACATCGCCGACAGCGGCCTGCTCAAGCGGGACCTGGTTTCCATCAAGCAACAGATCGACCGCTGGGACCTGGTCACCACGAAATTCTTCATGAATATCGTGGAGTTCACTGACATCCTCAATTGGGGTGCCGGTGGTGGACAGGGACCGCAGGGCGGCGAAGTCGACCCCGTAACGATGCGTGAGATTCTCCAGACAGGGCTCTACGCTCACATCTGGGGCGCTGACATCATCGTCTCCAAGGTCGTTCCTCCGGGAACGGTCTTCGGTTGCGCAGACCCGGAGTTCGTCGGAGTAATGCCGGTCCGTCAGGACATCGAGGTAATGCCCGCAGACGAGCCCAAGCAGCTCAAGTTGGGCTGGGTCGTTTCCGAGGAAATCGGCATCGGCATGGTCAACCCCCGTGGTACCGCCAAGGGAAGCAAGACGGTAGCGGTCAACCCGTAAGCCTGAAGCAAGCTGAAAGAACTTGAACGGGGAGCCTTTGGCTCCCCGTTCTCTTTTGTGCCCGGCATTAACGGGGCATTACGACGGAGTCTATCTGCCCATGCGAGAGTTTGATCACCTCACGGCCGCGGAGCGCTGCGAGCTGCTAACACGAATGAGTACCGACTTCGGGCGCTACGTGGAATGGGGCGACAAATGCCCGAGGTCCCAGTCCTACCGCATCGACGTGCCGGCCCCGGGCCCCCGTCTGAGCCACGAGCGGAGACGACGGCTAGAGGGCCTGAAGGGCTCTCCCGGGCTCACCAAGATGGCCTTCGACACTCGGCGGATGAATCAGGAGACCGAGCGCAATCCGCGCAAGAACCTTCAGCATTGGCATCGGGCCGACCCTTTCGTCACCTCCGAGGACAAGGTAAAACTGGAACGCTTCGCACGGTTGTTCCAAGCCGTCGCGGAGGTCCGACGCCTGTTCGAAGGGCAGCCGGAGTGGCCCGACAGCTATGCCCGGGTCCTTCACGATGCTCTGGACCGAACCCTCCAGACCAAGCAGGGCTCGATAGAGGTGTTTCGCCCTCAGTTCAACTACCTGGAGCAGCTTCTCTTCACCCGTTATCGGTTGAGCATGGAAGACCTGGGCAACCTCAAGGAAGCTGACCTGACAACCCGCGTGCTGGGTAAAGACGAAGACCTTCTGAAGCGCGGTGATTTCCTCAAACAAACGGCCGGGCTGGCGAAGAACGCCCCGGCCGCGGCTCCCGTGGCTGTGGCGGCAGCTCCCGTCGTGGCCCCGGCACCAGCCCCGGACCACGCCGCCCAGGCATTGGCGTCTCTGTTCTCTCTGTCGGACCGGCCGGAGATAGGGCGGCGCACGATCACGATTACGATCTCTGACGAACCAATCGAGGTAAAGTGACCACCGTTGGCTACGACGCCTGGGGACAGTTCCCTTACTGCCCGACCGTTTTTGTCGTCCGCAACATAGCGCCGAACAAAAAGACCGTGAACGTGTTCAACGTCCCCATAACCTTCGGCAACACCTACGATGTCATGGCTATTGCCGGAGTGAGCGAGGCCGACATCCGCAACTCTCTCCTGAAGGGCTCTCTCAACACCCAATTGCGCCAAGGGGAAATTTTCATTGTTGACTCCAACATCGACCTCCTCCAGTTCGACCCATGCCAAGAGGAATTCTTGCGGGAGCACGGCGTGACAGTGGGGACCAACGTAGAGCCTGGAGCGTTGGGGTTCGCTTTCCAGCAGGGGGTGGCGCTGCTCGGCCCGAAGAATGGCATGAACCGGGTGTTCACGACGCCGGACTCGTTCCTCAACGGAGCCTTTCACGCCAACGACTTCCGAATCCGCGTCTACCATAATGGACGCCAGGTGATTCAGACCATCGACTACGACGTGGGCAGCAATGGGCCGGCGGACTTCAACACCGTGACCTTCAAGTCTTTCATTCCTATTTCCACCAGCAAACTCGAAGCGGACTATATCATTCGGTTCCCTTGAACCTGCATGATCCGGCATAAGGCCGAGCGAGAAGCGATGTCGTAAGGGGCGCCGCTTCGGAAGAACCGGCCGCTTTGGCGGCGGGCAAAGCCAAGCACAAGCAAACAAACGCACTCTCTTACAAGGATAAAACATGGGCTTCTCTAGACTCAATGCACTGAACCAGGCGCTGGATATTGCCGGCTCCTTTACTATCGACTCGGCCAAGACTCTCACCGACGAGTCCGGCGGCCTGGGCGCCGTCATCCAGTCCCTTACCGCGGCTACCCTGACTGTCTCTGGCGCCACCGCCACGACCGCCGTGTACTCGGGCCTTAGTGGCCTGACGGCGGAAAGCGTGGGGGCGTTCCTTACCGTCTCTGGGATGGGCGCCGGTAACAACGGCACCTTCCTTATCATCAAACGGAATCTTGCGGGAACGACAGCCACCGTCTCCACGACGACGGCCGTCAACGAAGGGCCCATCGGCCCGGGTCCGGATTGGCAGGAGCGGGCTCCGTACAACCTTCAGGACGACCTCAACTTTGAGCGTACTGACCGCGCAGCGATCAAGGGTGTTGCCTACGACGCCGCGATCCCCACGTACACGCGACCGACGGATACCCTCACGGCTGTCCCGGCGGACCTGAGCAACATCGCGAGCAAGACCACGGATGCGCGCTCCTTCATCGTCAACCGCAAGGCTGAGGATGGGTACGTGTCGGACGGCTATTCTAGCGTCCTCCTAACGGGAGTGGGCGGAACGTACGACTGGGCTGACTCCACGGACGAAACGGGTGTTCCCGTTACGTCCGGGACCACCCTGGCCGCGACCGACGCGGAGGCCTACACGGAGATCATCGACCCGGCTACCGAGGCTGGCTTGACAGTTCTGTACGGCCCCAACGAAGGAAATCGCATCTTCGGTTTGGCGGATGGTGTGGGGTCCGAGGGGACGCAAGTCACCATCGTGTTCTGGTCCGTACCGCTTGGAGATCCGCTAACCTCGAAGGTGGCCTACACCTGGGAGGTCGGGCAGCCTACGACGCTCGACTTCTTCTACCCGTATCGTGAGCGACTCGACCTTCTCAGCGACAATGCCTTCCGCACGACGCTGACGAACGGCCTGGTCTCTGACGCTGGCCTTAGCGCGGACATCGACGATCTCAACGAGATCATCGGGACCGTGCGCGGGGCCGAGAGCCTTGTCGGGCTCCTCACCAATCTGACGGACTTCTTCCCGTTCTCGGATCTCGATGCGACCCCCACGGTCGTCGAGGCCCTGAACGAGCTGAACAAGGAGATTGGTAACCGGGATTACACAGGGACCATCCTAGTGGACGACGAGACCATCACGGCTTCGCTTCAGCGTCTCGCGGATGCCATCTGCGCCTCAGACGTCGTTCGCACAATCGAGCGCCTGAGCGCGGCCATCAACGCGGGCACGTCCCACCTCCTGCCGGGGTCCATCTCGTACACCCTGGATCCGACCAACAACGGTCTGAATCTGTGGACGTACTGGCGCGGTGTCCTTCGTGACCCGGGTCCCGTCATGGACGGGAACGATTACGAGGAGACCGACACGACCCACATCACGCCGTACTGCAGGATCAGGGCCGGCGACCACATCAGTTACTTCATCCTTCAGTAAGCTATCGGATTCTGTTCTGGGGGCCCTCGGGAACGGGGGCCCTCTTTTTTGTGCCTGCGGAGGCATCTAACTGATGAAGGCCGCCGACCTGACCTACCATATGATCGACACCCCGGCGACCCGGTGGTGTGAGGGGCTCAAGGGTGGCCACGTAGCCCCAGAGACCTTCCGGAGGGGAGGCGCTGGCACCGAGGCTTTCCCCACACAGTTCTACCGAGTAGCGACCCCCGCTGGGCTCGACATGGTGGTCTGCGAACTGTGTCTGGCTGTAGCGCAGGCCGTAGGCCAGCAGAAGCGCCGAGAAAAGAAAAAGGCCGGAGAGATATAACTAGGCCATGGTCAGCCTACCTCCGAATGCCTCCCGCGAAAACCTCGCCCTCCTACGGGACGTGGTGGCGGCTGCGCGCAAACTTGACGTCATCCCCGAAGAGGGGGCCGATATCTACGAGGCCACCCTCATCCAGATTGCCAACAAGGCTGAGTCGGAACGCCTGCAGTGCCTTCGGGTGGTCGAGGAACACCGCCACCACATGGCTAGGGCCGAGTCCCAGGCGACGGCGCTCTCCCAGGTGGTCTCTATCGTTTACGCAGTCGTCAACGGCTACGTGGAGGCGGCGAAGCGGGCAGTGATGGAGGAGGAGGCCAAAGCTGAGGCCGCCGCCGCTGACGCCAAAGCAGAAGCAGAGGAGGCGCAGGCCAATGCGGAGCCCGAGGGCGTGGCCGTCGACGCTGCCGAGGTGGAGGATCCCGAGGAGCCCAAGGTCGAGGAGCCCAAGGTCGAGGAGCCCAAGGCCGAGGAGCCCAAGGCCCCAAAGGAGGAGCCTGCGACCCCCAAGGCGGAATCCGCGGCTCCCCCGCTCCCCGAAAAGCGCCGCCGACGGCGGTAGCGGTAGACGGGCATCTAGCCGAGGGCAGTGGCTAGAGTATGAGCGGGAAAAACAGGTTAGTCCGGGCGGACGTCTGCGACGTTGATATCGTCGACCAGATCGAGCTGGCCTCCATTGGTGCCACTGTCTACAAGATAGTTCCCCTCACGAGCACCACGGCTGGCACCAAGACCATCGTGGTCACTCAGGACACGCTCAACGACTCCAACCTTGCCTACGACACCCCCGTAGAAGCTGGGGACATAATCTCAATCACGGGCAACGCAGCGGCCGGTATCTACACGGTCGATGTGGTGGTGGACAGCAGCGACCTCACCGTGGAGGAGGACATCCTCGACTCCACAGACGGCTACGCAGCTTTCATCTACCCCACCGGTTCCTCCCGCGTAGGGTATCCGCCTACCGGCACGGGGATGATGCCGGCCGTCACCATCGACGACGTTCGGGACGCCCTGGACTACCTGGACGGGTACGCCCTGGATGACGCTGTCCACGAGGGGCTCAACACCCTGGTTCACAACATAG